GCCTTCAATGGACCAAACAAGTCCGGTCGCCCGTAAGATCGCCTCAACTTCACGGTGAAGTTTCGAACGGGCCGGTCGGGACATGTGCCGCATGCTCCAATGGGAGGGAATGCGAACAGTTCTAATCAAATTTGCGATGGTGTCAACGTGAAATTTGCGATGGTCGCTAAGCGTGGAAAGACAATTTTACGGAATTGACCGTAACCGCACGGATCATATATGTATTTTTGCACCATGAACGCGCTCGCGCCGTTGAGTTTTACAAGCGCATATCGGCAGTTGCGGCCGGCTGAAAAGCTGTTTGTCGATAACTACGTCTCGTCTCTCGAAATCGAGGCGGAACGGCGCAACGAGCGCATATCGAACGCGCTCTATCGACCGATCCCGGCCGAAGTCGCGGAAGCGTCTCGCGGCATGCTGGAAAAGCCGCTTGTGCGGGCTGCGGTGACGGAACGGATCAACGAGATTGCCGCCGCGTCCGAATTGACCGTACAGCGGGTCATCAAAGAGCTTTCCGCAATGGCGTTTAGCTCAATGGGCAATTATATGACGGTCGGGGAAGACGGCTTTCCGTACTTCGATCTCGGCAAGTGTACGCCGGAACAGTTGTCGGCAATTGCGCACGTCAAGACCGAAGTAAGTGTGAGCGGGCGCGGCGCGTCAAAGTTCGAAATCAAGCTGCACGACAAGCCCGGCGCGCTGGACCGTCTCATGCGCTACATGGGCTTGCTTGACCCGGACAACCCGTTTTGGCGCGCCGACAACGCCAAGCCCGTCAATGCCGCCGCCTTGCCCGGAAACGTCACGGACGAAGCTGCGGCAGACGTATACGCAAAGATGATCAATGGTTAGGCGGTCAGATTCCCGGCTTGAACATGCTGCCGTCTTCGCGAGTGCGCCAGCCATCACTTTCGAGCATCACCCTTTCCATGCTGGATTTCGGCATGTAAGAGTTGCGGTTGGCGAAAACGCGGGCGTTGTCGGCTTTGTGCATCGCCTTAATCTGTTCGTCGGTCAAATGCGCGGTCGGGTGCGGCGTGATCTTAACGCTGCCATCCTCGATCCGCTTTACCCGGCCGTACCGCTGTTCCGCAATCGGCAAGCTCGCCCGCATTTCCTTCGCAGCCTTAAGCAAGCGGTCGCCAGCGGTGATCTTGTCCAACGCTTCGCCGTCGCGTTCGGCCATTTCTTTGTGCGCGTCCAAATGCGTCGTGTCGGTAATCGGCCAATCGTAATCGGCCTTGGTGATCGGCGGTGCGTTCGGATCGCGCAAGGTTGCCGCAGTCGCCAAATCCCAACCGACAAACTCGGTGTTGCGCAGAATGTCGGCAGCGGCGCGCCATGTGGACGCCTCGCGGGCGTACAGCGCGTGTTCTTTTACCTTGGTCTGATTTCGCGCCATGCGCTCGGCATTCGACGCGTTGTGCTCAAACACGTCGATAATCTGTTGCGGGTTGGCCGCGTTGTAAAGCTTGGTCGGCGCGGCCGGCAATTTCAGGCGACGGCGATCAAGCTCTTGACTGGCGATCCGGTCGCCTTGGCGTTCCCACATTTGAAGATCGGGCAACGTTGCCGCGAGATAGTTCTTTGCCATTTGTCAAAGGTTCCTTGCTGCGGTCGGATAGATGACCCGACCATCGGGTGTCTCGTTCAAAGCCTGCTTGTCGAGAAAGGCGAATTCAGGCGTCGGCTTGCCTTCGACAAACTGACCAATCAAGCCGGTCTTGTCGGTGATTTCCGAATAGCCGGCGTTGCGGGCGAACGTGAAGGCGTCCGAGCGGTCGCTGAACTTGGCAATTTCGTAGCCGTAGCGAACCGTATATTTGCAGACAGTCATTTCCGTAACTCCGTAAATTCATTTGCGATGGTCGTTTGTCGCATAATTTGCGATGGTCGTCAACATGTATTTTCCCGATAATGCCGATTTGCTCGACTGGCGCGAGCGGGAAACGGTAGCCGATACCGTCAAGCCGTGGAAGCCCGAACCGCTCGGGCATGGGCAATGGCCGCCAGATTATACCGCCGTCTATGCGTGGCGGATCAAGATGCTTGCCATGTTGCGAGCCGATCCGGCCGCGCTCGCGTCTGCAAAGGCTTATTATGCCTCGCGCCCGTCCCGCGAATTCATCATGCATTGGATGGATACATACGATCCGCGCCGGGCTGGCAATAAATGGATACCGTTCGTATTCTTCCTGAAACAGGCCGATTTCATTGACTATCTGGACGAATTGCGCGCCGATAGTGAAAGCGGTTTGGTCGAAAAGTCGCGTGACATGGGCGCGACGTGGGGTGCATGCGCTTGGTCGGTCAAATCGTGGCTTTTCCTGAAAGATGACGCGATTGGTTGGGGATCGCGCAAGCAAGACCTAGTTGATACGATTGGCGATCCGGATAGCATCTTTGAAAAGATGCGATTAATCATCAAAAGATTGCCCGATATCTGGCAACCGAAAGGATTGCGACAGAAGGACCACATAACGTTTATGAAGTTGATCAATCCCGAAAACGGATCGGTCATCACTGGCGAGGCGGGCGACAATATCGGTCGCGGCGGTCGTAAGACGATCTATTTCAAGGACGAAAGCGCGCATTACGAACGACCGGAAAAGATTGAAGCAGCGCTAGGCGACAACACAAACGTTCAAGTCGATATTTCGTCGGTTAACGGCCTTGGCAACGTGTTTCATCGTCGCCGCGAGGCTGGCATTGATTGGGAGCGCGGAAAAAAGATCGATCCGGGCTTCGTCCGCGTGTTCGTTGTCGATTGGCGCGACCATCCGGCCAAAACGCAAGAATGGTATGACACGCGCAAAGCCAAATACGAGCGCGAGGGTATGGCCCATGTGTTCGCGCAAGAGGTTGACCGCAATTACAGTGCGGCAATCAGCAACACGATCATTCCTTATGAATGGATTGCCGCATCGGTCGATGCACATCTGAAAGTGCCGTACATCGCGGCGCATATTGCCAAGCTTGGCGGCGTCCCGAATGTCTGGACGGCTGGATTGGACGTTGCGGACGAAGGCGTTGACCGCAATGCGCTCGCAAAGCGACAATGGATTATCTGGCGCACGGTCGAGGAATGGGGTGAACGCGATACCGGCGTTACGACACGGCGCGCGGTTGCTGGTTGTCGTGAACACAAAGGCATAAAGGTTCAATATGACTGCGTTGGTTTGGGATCGGCAGTCAAAGCCGAATTCAACCGGCTTGTTGATGAAAAGATCGTCACGCCGGAAGATATAAAAATGGTTGCGTGGAATGCCGGCGCGCATGTTCAAAATCCGTATGAACGAATTGTTCCCGATGATGATGAAAGCCCGACAAACAAAGATATTTATCAGAATTTGAAGGCGCAAGCATGGTTTGCGTTGCGTTCGCGGTTTTTCAAAACATTTAAAGCTGTGACGGATGGTATAATTTACCCGGTTGACGACCTTATCAGCCTTGACAGTACGATGAATTTGTTACACCAACTCATGAAAGAATTGGCCCAACCGACGCATTCGCCCGGCAGTAGCTTGAAAACGGTCGTGAACAAGAAGCCGGATGGAACAAAATCGCCGAATTTGGCCGATGCCGGCATACAAATGTTTTTCCCTGTTCAAGACGATTATGGGCAAATTATTGTTGGAACGTATCGTTGATGGCTGGACGCGATTACTACATTTCCTTTGACACGAAAGAGATACCCGGCGCAATCAAGGCGGTTAAGGTATCGCTTGACAACGTGATCGTTGTTGACATGTCGAAGAAATTCAACATCGCGCTTTGCGACGATCCGCTTTATCCGTTGCTTGTTCGCTACGTCAAAGCCAATCCGCCCGGTGGAAAGCCTGCGAAGTGAAATACGCATTGCTCGCAACGACTGCGTTGACGCTTCCGCGAGCGTTTGACAACACCAATACTTCGGCGGGCGTTCTTACGCCGCGCGACATGTCGCCAAATGGCGGCTTGAACGGCGACGAAATGCTTAAGCGCTCCGATGCGAGTGCGGCAATGCTGGACTATTGGGATCAAACCGACGCGATCATTGATGGTATCAAGGCGTTGCGCAAAGCGCGCGAAAAGTATCTGCCGAAGTTCGTTGACGAAGACGAAAAGGAATACGATTTCCGTTTGTCATCGACCAAGCTGACCAACGTTTACCGCGACATCGTTGAAGGCTTGGCGTCCAAGCCATTCGAGGAAGAGGTAACGCTGGTCGAAGCCGGCACGAATGACGTAAAGACCGTTCCGCCAACGATTACCGACTTTATCGAAGATGTTGACGGCAGCGGCAACAATTTGACAGTGTTCGCGTCCGGAACATTCTTCAACGGCATCAACTCCGCAATCGACTGGATTTTTGTCGACTTCCCGACCGCAGACCCGGCCGTTGTGCGATCCGTGGCCGATGCCAAAGCGGCCGGCGTTCGCCCGTTCTGGTCGCGCGTCCTTGGTCGCAATGTACTTGAAGCGAAAACCGCCATGATCGGCGGCAAGGAAGCTTTGACGCACATGCGAATATTCGAGCCGGGTAAACCGGATCATGTGCGCGTGTTCGAACGCGACAATACCGGCGTTACGTGGAAGCTGTATGTCAAAACCGACCGGCTTTCCGAAGACGGCAAGACGATGTTCGTGTTGGAAAATCAAGGCGTCATTTCCATCGGCGTTATTCCGCTTGTGCCGTTCATCACCGGCCGGCGCGACGGTCGCACGTTCCGTATTTTCCCGGCCATGAGCGACGCGGCCGATTTGCAGATTGAACTTTACCAGCAAGAAAGCGGCTTGAAGTTCATAAAGACCATGGCCGCTTATCCCATGCTTGCGGGCGAGGGTGTTATGCCGCCAGTTGGCGCAGACGGCAAGCCGAAGCGGTTGCGTGTTGGCCCCGGCGTCGTCCTTTACGGCAAGCCGAACGCGGACGGATCGCATGGAACGTGGGCCTATGTCGAGCCGGGCGCACAATCCATGAAGTTCCTCGCCGACGACACGAAATCCACCATTGAGAATTTGCGTGAAATCGGCAAGCAACCGCTTACCGCGCAATCCGGCAATGTCACCGTGATCAATTCCGCAGTCGCGGCCGGCAAGGCGCGTTCGGCCGTTGGCGCATGGGCTTTGCAGTTGAAAGACGCGTTGGAAAACGCGCT